CACTATCGCCGAGCGATTTGCCAGAAGATGATTTATTTAATGCAGAATATCCTTTACCGAATATTTTTTGACCAATCGCAGAAGTTATGCCTGATCCACCAAACAGAATGTTTCTTGGATCAAGACGTTCCTTTGACCGCTTAAACATAGTAGAACCCAAAGAGGATAAAACTCCTTTGCTTTTTAGTTCTTGTTTATAAACATCCGTAAAAGTTGCCATTTTTTATCTTTTCTTATTCTGCATTTGCTGTTTTATTTTTTCATTTTCTTCTTCAATATACCGCATCAACATAGTAACATATAAACTCTTTTCCCAAGGTACCAAAGATTCTATGTCACTTAAGGAATATTTATGATGTTGCATCAAAGCAAAGTTTGTCTGGTAATGATTGGTTAGACTATCATGCCTAAAAGTTACACGAAAAAACTTTGTACTCCCTCCAACACCACTTCTTCCTGATACTCACACTTATTGCATTTGAAGTTGAGTGTCTTTTTCATTTTAGGAATAGTTTCAAAGAAATCCTGTATTTTTTGGAATTGGTCTCTAGTCAAACTATCCACAAAATCTATTAATTCTGTTTCGGAAACATCTTTAGCATAATATAAAGTTTCTTCATCGTAGATGTAATCTATACAGTTGGTGACCATTTTTTGTATGGCTTCTGTTTCAGACTGCGTATCCATTTTTTCCATGGTTTTGAAATCTGGATATTTCATAACAACACCAAGTTTTGGAGTTAGTTGAATTTTTTGTGAATGATTTTCATTCTCCTCAGGTTCAACTTCCAGTGCATTGAAACTCAATTTAATGATGTTGTTGCACTTCTTTTCGTTTCCTTCATCATCTTTAACATCGTTATTGCATTTGTATTGTAAATCAATTATCTCACCAATAGACCTCGCTCTCAGTTGCAAGAACATATATTCCAAGTCTAATATGGGCAAATCATCAACATTGATATTTTCCACACAACAGTTGGTAACAATCTGCTTAATTGCTAAAAGAATGGATTTTTCATCCTCAGATTCCATAGCCATCAACAGAATCTTTTCTTCTTTAACCAAGAATGGTCTAATCTTTACTTTCTTTTTTAACAATGGTAAAGTAATTTCATATAAAGGCACATCAATTTTAGGTAACATATAATCTCCAAATAATTAAAATATTCTTCTCACAGCTTCGGCCGTTCCTCTAATTTGTGATTGTAGGATTTGAGAAACTGGTACTCCTGCAACGGAAGAACCAAGAAGTGCGGCTGCGGCTGCACCAAGGTCATAGTCGCCTTCATAAATTGTTTTAAATTTTTGATAAGCAAAATTGACAGTCAATCTATGAAAGCCATCATCCGACCAAGCTAATGGTTGCGCTGAGATTCCAATAGGAAAAGCATCAAATAATTCTACAGCATAAATCTGTTTAATGAAATCATCATACTGAACAATCTTAATGTTTGTCATGTAGTATGTTTCTTTGCCCTTAGGAAATCTAGCATTGTTTGTGTCGTTAGGTACGATTGCTTCTAGCCAACGGTCAAATAGCTTTCTCTCATAGAATTCGTTTGTGCAAATCCAAGTCAATTGTATTCCGTCATCATATTGTGCTTTGTATGGAACTTTGAAACTTGGACCATAAATTTCAACATCACTAGTTTGTAGAGTTTTTCCAGGCAATGACGCACTTTCACATTGAAGTGCTAGATATCTGGAAATAGATGAATTGTAAGAACGGGTTTGTTCTCCGCCAAGTACTCTTGCGGTAACATCAGAGAAAATTGAGTTCGGTAGATTTAAGATTTGCTCAAGCAAACCATTCTCAACAAACTTGCTAATGTATTGTGGTATTGGTAATATAACTTGGAAACGACTTGGACGGGCTAAGCCTTCTTTAGCCTTTATGTTGGCTAAAAATAATTGGGGTAAAAATGACATTAGAATTTTTTCCTAGAATCGGCCCAGACTTTGTTCTTTGTTGCCTTTTCAAATTGTTCAACCGGCAATAGGGCGGCAATGTCCCATTCATCAGCTGGAATTTCAACAAATCTAGATTGCACATGAGAACCTAGATATCGCTTAATGCAAGGTGTCGCCTCATACGCTTTTGAGAATGCAGCCAGCATTTGATAATTTAATCTTAGCTTGGTTTGTGCATCAAAGCGATTATCGGTGGCATGTTCGCTCAATTTATCCAAAAGAATGATACGTTGCTTTGGGTGAATGTAATGTAAATTCAGCCCTAGAAAACCGTCTGGGTATAGTTGTATTGGTAAAACCAATGGGAACTTGTCGTAATATGGCAACTTATCCTTCGTTTTCGGATCATAATAAAAATAGTACATGTGACCAATAAAATGTGAGATTGTCTGTCTCTCACGGTCTTGCATTAATTTCTGAGGCGTTGGTTTTAAATCACCAACTTTGGAACGCAACCAATCACGGGCTTGTCTACTACGAGCCGTATAACCAGTCTTTTGCAACTGCTGATTGATTCTGTCCATTAAGTAAGCCATAAATGTATTTATTACGGTTTAAATGCCTAAATCTTTTTCCGTAACTATTTTAAATTGCCAGCCGTGGGCATGACAGAATTCATCGGCTGCTTTCCACTTCATTTGATTGACAACATATGTAATGGATTCTCTTAGAAAATTCTTTGTCTTACGCTTTTGTGTTGGTTTTTTGGTCTGTGCTTCTGGTTTTACCTCAACTACATAAGTCATAATGGTATCATCTTTTCTTTTGACTTTGATGATGAAATCTGGAAAGTAACGATGCATTCGTTTGTCAACTGGACTGTAGTAAGGAATAGCCAATTCTTCCGATGACCACCAGATGATGTTCGGATTATCGTCAAACCACTTCATACAACGCAATTCCCAGGATGACCTATAGATTATGTTATCTGGATTGCCGTTATATTTTTTCGGGTTTTGTGGGGTAAACTTACCTTTGTAAGAATTAGTTCCATAAGACATATAAATATGTAGTAAAACTTCAGGATCAACATGGCACTTTTCACCTTATCCGACATAACTTATAAAGAGCAAGCCGCTAGAACAATCGGACCTTTGCCTAGAGAAGCATTTGGCCAAAATATATTGAGATATCCTATTGATATTGGATCGGTAGACAAAGGGCATTATATGGTTATTCATATCAATGTTCAGGATAAAACTGAGTATCCAGCAAATTTTGCTAGTGATCCTCGTTCAAATATACAACGCAATAGAGAAGGTCTTTTTGGTCAAACAAATTCAACGAATGCTGGTGGTACACTTAATTCTGTTGTTGGTGCAGTAAAAACAATTGGAGAAGAAGCCGGCAAACTCGCACAAGATGTGGCGGGTGGTGAAGTGGGCAAGAAACTAGTTAATGTTGTTACGACTGCTGCCAACGAAACATTGACTTTCGTACAAAAAGGTCTTTCTTCATTTGGTGTTAATGTTTCGGATGGAGTTAACATTCTTAAAGGTGCAACTCAAGGCGCTGGCGAAAGTTTGGGCTCTCTAAATGCGGTTAATTTTTTGAGAACAACAAAAAGAACTACCGATAGTATCGCATTGTATATGCCGAATACTTTAAATTTTACTCACACACAAGGATATTCTGATTTAGATTTAGGTTCAGAAACGGCAGCTTTGTTAGGAGCTGTTGGAAAAGTTGGCTTAGAGGGCGGTGTAGATCCAACACAGAAAGGAAGAAATTTATCTCCCTTTGTTCTGCAAAAACTTGCATCAGGACTTTTAGCTAATAGATTAATAGATTCACCAAAAGCGGCTACAGCCGCATTTGTTGGTGCTACAGGACTAACGCAAAATCCACAATTAGAATTAATTTATACAACTCCAAGTTTTAGAGATTTTAGATTTTCTTTTATGTTTTATCCAAGAAGCGAGCAAGAAGCACTTGAGATACAAAAATTAATTAAACGATTAAAATTTCATCAAGCACCAGAAGTTAAAACGGGAACTGCTGGATTTTTTTTAGTTCCTCCTTCAGAATTTGATATTGAATTCTACTATAATGGTCAAATCAATCCAAATATACCAACAATTTCAACTTGCGTTTTAATGTCAATAGATATGGATTATGCACCAAATGGATTTCATACTTTTGAAACACCAGGCGATAACTCTCCGCAACTGG